CAATACTGGGAAGTTAGAAATACATCAAGATTTCAAATTGGTGTAGGTGAAATTCCTATGATGAGGGAACATCCTGACTTTGAATTTCTTCCTTATGAGAGGAGATTTGAGGCAGATGTTTTTGTAGGTGAATATGGTTCTGGACCCAGTGGTAGAGTTAAAACAGAAAACTTTACACATTACGCTAAAGGACATCATTTTCTAAAGGTTAGAGATTCTAGTGTGATAGAAAATCTGTTAGAATTTGCTACGAGATTTAGAGAGGTTGCTTCTAGTTGTAATGGTAGAAGGCATTTCGGTAAAAACGATCTAATTTCAACTTATACTAATTGTTTGAAAGAGAAGAATGAAAAAGAACAAGCATAATATTGAAACTGGATCTGAGATTGAAAGATCTGATGAAAGGATTAAAGAAACTCAAGAAGTCTTTACTCCTATGGATCTAGTTGAGAGTATGATTGATGATATTTCTGTTGATATACTAAAAGATCCGAACAGTACTTTTATTGATAATTCTGCTGGATGTGGTAATTTTTTGATTGCTCTTAAGAATCGGCTTTGTGAATATCATACAGAAGAACATGTTTTGAATCATATGATCTATGCCGTTGAAATGATGGAAGATAATCATAAGGAATTGTGCTCTCGTCTTGGTGTTCCTGTAGACCACCCCCATTACGTGTGTGCGGATGCCTTGGAGTATGACTACTCATTTGGGGAACTTATCGGTATTGAAAAGTTTTTCTAATGGGTTGGGGGGTTGACATGGCGGTGAATTCATCGTACATTAAGCAGGTAAACGAAATTGATTATGATTTCAACCAAAGAACACGTTCTACTTACTCTCCGCGAAAATTTTGTTCCTGGAGTTGTTTTTACTCTTCAAGAAATTTATGATTTAGTTCTTGTTCAAAACAGGATTGATGAAATTTACAATGAGGTAGTTGATGAGCGATCAACTGTTCGTGCAGCAATTCAACGACTTGAGGCAGATCAACTTTTACGGATGTTCTGTAGGGACTCTATGGATCTTGAAGGTACATATTGTTTGATTGAAACTAAAGGATACATTGATCCAAACCAAAATATCTTTGATTTGGAAGAGTTGGAAAAGCACGGGCGATATTATGACAAATCTCCTGGAATTACCTTTGAAAAATGGGCAATTCTTCACAAAGATGAAGTAATGTCTCACAGCATTGCTCGAAAACTTAACATTGAATGCCAAACTCGTGTTGGTCAGGCACTTTTTCAGCAAACAATTGACCAGATCACTGAAGAAGTTGCTGATGGCGAATACGATTATCGCTGTTATCAACCTGCAGTATCAGTTCTTTCTGAACCAATTCATTATGTTGACGAAGATGGTTCTGAATTTACTTTTAAGTACATTGTTCGTGATGGCAACAATCGCTTTGAACTTCCTTGGAAGTATTTTCCGTGTGCCATCATTTCTGGTGAAGATGAATATTCTCTTCTTCAATATGGTGCAATCGCCAATGCTCCCAACAGGGAAAAAAAGAATGATTGTACAGAGGATGATGTAAAGTACATGATCCAAAAAGGTTTTCAATACGGAAAAATTGCAAAAGACATTGACGTTGTGATTGATGTACTGAAAACCCGATACAAAGAAGTTCGCAAAAACAACCGAAGGATTTTTGCTGCTGAAATTCTTGGCGAAGAAGGTGTCAAAGTATCTATTGAACCATACGACATTTCAAAAGCACAAAAAACTTTGAAAGATGTTTTTAGCATCAATGGTGTTTGCGGTGAGCGTATTAGTTCTATGAACGAAACTCAAACTTCTTTTGCTGTTGGTTGGGGGCGTAAACCAGATCACTACCGTAAGTGGTATTTCATCTTTGAAAAGCAGCTTGAGTATCCTAACAACAACTATACTGCTTATTCTTTCTTGGAGCAGGGTCAGGGTGTTAGTATTACTCCTACAGAAAACAACATTGATGAACTCCGAGTGTTGATGGAAGGTGAACGTAAGCGTATGCTCAAACACTATCGTCGTGTTCTCAAAGCACATGATGAGGGAACTTTGAAGCCTATTGACTTCAAATGGTTGCCACAAGCAAACATGATTGAGCAGCACAATGAGTTTCAGTGATTAGACCAATTTCATAACTGGCACATGGGGTTCCTTCGGGGACCCCTTTCTGCTATAATAGTCCCATACGCAACGGAGACCTTGTTCCAACTTCGCCCTCATCAACAGATTGCTCTTGATGCCCTGCGCCAGGTTGCCAAGGGCATCTGTGTTTTCCCTACTGGCGGTGGTAAAACCAACGTTGGTATTTTTGATGCTATTCGGGAGTTTCTCAAAGAGACTCCTCAAACCATCGTAGTGGTGGCACCCCGCATCCTTCTGGCAGAGCAGTTGTCCAGTGAGTATCTTGAGTTTATCACAAATGCTCATGTGATGCACATTCACACAGGTGAAACTCATCACTTCAGCAGCACTCGCCCGAACATGATTCGTGCCTGGTGTGAGAATGTTGAGGGTCACAAACTGATCTTCACCACCTACAACTCTCTGCAGCAACTTGCCAAGGCAGATATTGCTGTAGATACGATCTACTTTGACGAGGCACACAACTCTGTAAAGCGGCACTTCTTTCCTGCTGTAGAGCATTTCTCTTCAGAGGCAAAGCGTTGCTACTTCTTTACTGCCACTCCCAAGTACTCTTCTGTGGTTGGCAAACCTGGCATGAACGATGTTGATGTCTACGGGCAGATCATCGCCAAGGTTCCTGCTCCTCAACTGGTAGAAGGTGGTTACATCATCCCTCCCAAGGTGATGATGAAGGAGATGCGCCTCTCCATCAAGGGTGAGGATATTGCTCAACGTGATTGCGAGTATCTGCTTCAAACGATTGCAGATCACCCTGTCAACAAGATCCTGATCTGTGCCAAAGCAACCAAGCACATTATCGGTTTGCTTTCTGAAACTGATTTTGCAGATCAATTGGCAGAGCAGGGTTACTCTGTGATGCACATTACTTCCAAGCATGGTGCCTTTATTGATGGGCAGCAAGTGAACCGTGAGGTTTTCTTTGACACCATCAACAAGTGGGGTAAGGATGCCGATAAGAAGTTTGTGGTTCTGCACCACAGCATTCTGGCAGAAGGCATCAACATCTCTGCTCTGGAGGCAGTAGTATTCATGCGCTCTATGGATGTTGTGGGGATCGGACAGACGGTTGGGCGTACTCTGCGCCTACACCCCCAGGATGCCGCTGGAATCCGCTCTGGGGCGCTCCAGGCGGGCAATCTGGAGGCATACACCAAATCCTATGGACTGGTGATCTGCCCCACCTTTGACAAGGCATCTGGCGCTACTGCACGGGCAGTACAAAACGTGGTTGACACCATCTTTGTAAAAGGTGATGTTGCCGTTAGCGTCATCCGACGCTGATTTCTTTCTATTCAATTCACAAAGGAAATTTTCAAATGAAGTACGTTGTTCAACTTTATGTCGCCGGTAAAATCTTTAATGAAGAGGTTCAGGCATCCAATCCACAAGATGCTCGTGAAACTGCTCTTGCTCGCAACCCTAAGGCAAAGGTTGTTAGTGTGACCGTTAAATTCTGATGTCTAACGTTCAAAACGAAGGCATTCTAGATCCCACTCCAGGAAGTCCAAACGGATATGTAACCAAAAACATGGAGTGGGCAGCAATTCCTTGGGGGAAAAAGTTCATTATTGTCTACAAGGGGCAGCAAGTGCATACTGCAAACAACTACAAAACTGCAGTATCTTATATTGAAAAAGAATCAAAAGCACTTAAAAGAAACACTAAAGGACCTCTGGATCAATTTCTATGACTCAACTCTTTACTTGTACATCTGATGCTCTTTATGATAGACACACCTATGAAGTTGTTCTGAAAAGTGGTAAAAACAGATTTTTTGATCATTGGGAGGACGCACAGAGGTATTGGTTCGAGCACAGTCGTGTTCCCGATTTTTTAGATCTTATAATCGTAAAGGATAAAAAGAAAAGTAAAGAAAAAGTAAAGGGTGGTGGATTTGCCCAATAAATAATTTCAATATGGGGAGAAACTCATGATTCCTTTGTTTCTCACGACCATTTTATCTTGTTCTGATATTGCTATGATTGCCAATAGGTTAGTGAATGTTAAACTATTGACATCTGAACAAAAAACAGAAATTCTTTGGGAACTTAAAAAAGTAGTTCCTTCTTGTCCTTTGATTATTAAACCAAATGTCAGAAAATGAATCGCAAATTGACAAATGGAATCGTGGTCTTGATCTCTTTATAGAAAGTGTTCACAAACCAGATCACGAACTTCGTCAGTGTGCTCACAACCAAAAATGCTATAACGAACTCATGCAGGTTCGTGAGCATGTAATAGAATACCTTAAAACAATCAGAAAATGAATTTATACTACATTTGGTTTGCTCTCTTTGCAATTGCTGCGTATCTTATAGTTACAGACAATTCCGTAGCGAGGGCATTTTATATGCTTACTCAACTTGCAAGAGTTCAATATGAAAAAACCAAGTGGTGGATTCTACACAATCCAGCAAATCCTGTAGTAAAATGGATGATGTGGAGACGAGCTTATAAACTCGCTAAAGAATTTGAAAAAGAGATAAACAATAATGATAAAAATTGAAAACATGTTTCAAATCCCATATTTACAACTTAAAGTTGATAATTGGGATGTAAAAAAAGAAATACTAAACGATATGATGGACGCTGAAGGTGAAAATTTAGAATATTACATAACCGTAATGAGTTCATATGATTATGCTTCATCTCAAAGAAATAAAAAAATTCAATCTTTATTAGAAACTGAAATTAATACCTTAAAAGAAAATTTTGGATTTAATTACTGTGAGGTTGTTCACTCATGGTTTCAAGAAGAAAAAAAATATATGTTTCATGGTGCTCACAATCATGGGATAGGAACTGTAAGTTCAGTTTGTTATTTGGAATTTGATTCTGAAGTTCATACTCCAACTGTTTTTATTTCTCCATTTGTTGATCCTCTAACTGGAATTTATTCTGAATTTTCACCAGAAGATGTTGAATCTGGAACTATGATATTTTTTCCATCATCTATTTTGCATTACACACATCAAAACAAGAGTAATATTAGTAGAAAAATATTATCTCTAAACATTGATGTAAAATAAATAAACCATACTTGGAGTAAATTATGCTCTCTACACAATATCGTCTTCGTCTTGAAGAAATCTGCCAAAAGATTGTCAAGCATGAAGAGGTTTCTTTAGGAGATATGATTTGGGCGGAAAAATTAGCAAAAGTAAATCGTTCCGCTGCCACAATTCTTCGCCAAGCACGCCGAAAAGCAGAAAATCCTAATATGCAAGAAGGAGATTTAGATGATTTTTTAAATCAACTTGACATTGGTGGAATAGGACATGAAAGAAAAGGAATTTCTAGATTTAACAGTGTAGATGAGATTGTTGATTTTTTCACAGAAGAAAAACCAGAAGATTGGAGACAACGTGATTGACTTGATACAATTTGTATCTCATGAACTTTACTTATTTGTTGCTTTTATGTGTGGTCTTGTGCTAGGATATATTGTAGGTAAAAGTGAAGGTAATGACTGAAAAGCAACCTAACGATCTTGGCAAAGCACTCCAAGAGTGGTGGAATTCTGATGCTTGTAAAGAACTTCAGAAGGCAAATGAAGAGGCAAGGCAACGTGCTGTGGGAAAGTATTTTATGCTTTCTGAAGAAGACAAGGTTGATATGGTAGAAGCAATCACATACATCATGTGTAAGGCAGAAAGTGAAGGAACCTCTCACCGTGGACTTCAAGATGCTCTTGGCATTTATCCTACGGGTTTCTGGGTTGATCATCTTATGGATGTTCATAATGCACTTTGGTCTTATTACCATGACAAGAAAAGAGAGCAAGAACTTAAAGACGATTTAGATGCTTTAGATAAATTTATAGATAAAAGTGTAGAGCCTGACTAATCCGATGGACTACTTAAAAATTCAACCTGGAAGATCTGTTTTAGTTTTAAATTCCAGTTATGAACCTCTTAACATCACGAGTTGGAAAAGAGCAATTGTTTTATTACTTAAAGAAAAAGCACAAATTCTTTCAACCCAAGTAATTAGATTGTTAGATTATGTAAAGGTTCCTCTTTCTAAAATTATGTCACATAGGCCATCTAAAACGATGATTTATAAGCGTGATAATAATTCTTGCCAATATTGTGGATCTACACACAATCTAACTATAGATCATGTAATTCCAAAATGTCGTGGTGGACAAGATACTTGGGAAAATCTTGTGGTTGCTTGTTGTTCTTGTAACACAAAAAAAGGTAATACGTTATTAGAGCAAACTGGGATGAAGTTAAGAAAAAAACCAAAGGCTCCATTAAATAAAATGCAGTTTGTTTTGAATAACTCTAATATTCAAGAATGGAAATCTTATACTTATTAAAATTATGAAACCGAACTTTCATAAAGTATTGGGAATGGCACTTGAAGAAGGTGTTCGTTTCGGTTATAATAGAGCACATAAACATGTAGAGAACCCACATCCAGATGCTGTGGTTGATTGTATTGTTGAAAATGTGATGAACTCTCTATATGAATGGTTTGATTTTCCTGAGGAGAAGACAATTGACTGAAAGATCGCAAGCATTTATGAATGCTATTTGGGAGGCACGAAATGCTGGTGCTGATACCGAAGAGAAACTAGTTGCCGCAATTTTGAAGATTACTGCAGAAAACGTTCAGTTTTATAATGCTCAAAATAACTTGATTGTTCTAGATAAAAATGATATGCTTCAACTAGCACAGGAACTAGAAGAATGAAAATCTTTCAAATTGCAAAATGGTATGTAAGAGAGGATTATGGTAAAGAATATTGCCTAACTCTTTTCTTTAATGAACATCATGCACTTCTCCAAGTTGCATTTGATATTGGTGAGTATGGTTCCTGGATTGAATGGCCTTATCTCCAAATTAATATGGGATATGGACGACTATTTTCTTTTTTCTTCACTGTTGGCAAGTTAGGTTTTACTTTTGATATTGCTGGTCGTAATTGGCGTGATGAGTCTTTTTATGTTCAAGAGGTAAAAGAATGAGTTTCACTCAAGGTTTAGTAATGGAAGAAAATGAAGATCCTGGATTTGAAATTATTCATCTTTCGTTTCGCAAAAAACTATCCGAAAGCATGTATGGAGGTCCAGTAAACTACTACATCGGTAATATTGTATTTCGCCTGACCGATCCAGATGCAAAACGTAGAATGGACTACTACATGCAGGAGAATGAAGAACTTCGTGTAGCACCAGACCTAGAGTTGATGGAAAAGTATTATGATGACCTTCATTTCGTCTTTGGTGAACCAGAAGAACTTGATGAAGAAAATGATGGTGAAAAGTATACACCACTTCAGATTCTAAACAAGAATGGTATTAAGGATGAAGATGTATTCATCCGTGCATACCGTCGCAATATGGCACCGCTCCATGACTTTATTCAATATAATGAAAAGTTTGATTGTTACAGAATGCACGAATACTTTCAAGACACTCCAGTGGTTCGTGGTATAATGCAGTATCTACAAGACATGAAAGATGGTAAACCAAATCCTAGTAGAACGGTTTATCATGAACAGTTTATTAACACACTTGAAAATCTTTGTTGGTGGTGGGATTGATGAAAGAACTTCCTGATAAAAGAGAACTTGATATTATGTGGACGGTTGCTACTTCGTCCAGTATTGAAACTGGCACAAGACCCCATTACGGGTTTGCCGATCTGCTGTATGATTACCTTACAGACAACCTCAA